GATGAAGTCCTAGCCGGCTGGAACGGAGTCGTTGATGACGAGGGCGAGGAGGTGCCATTCAGCGCCACCAGCAAAGCTCAGCTGCTTAACATCCCTGGCCTAGCCGGTTCAATCATTGAGGCATACTTCGAGAGCGTCGCTGGCAAGAAACTAAAAAACTGACCGAGGCTGCGCGGTACTGGATCAAGGGTGGCGTCATTGACAACACCGCTGACGACGCTGCAGCCTTCGGCATTGATCTCAACCTGCCGCCAGAGCCGGAGCACTTTGAGGTTGAACCAGAGGCCTGGCCTGCTGTGCAGATGTTCCTGAGGTGCCAGACGCAGTGGCGCAGCGGGCCGACCGGCGTGATCGGGCTTGATTACCTTGCGCTCGATCTAGCGTTTAGACTGTATGGAGCAGAGGACCCCGCCGCCATGCTGGAGGACATCCAGGTGATTGAGGGCGAGGTGCTGATGGCTGCGCCAAGGGGGCCAAATAAATGGCACTGAACATGGATGCGGCTGTCCGGGTCAAGGCCAGCGTTGACGGACTGGGCGAGATCAACAGCCTGAACAAAGCGCTCGGCAACACCGAACGGCAAGCCAAGGAGACTGGCGGCGCGCTAGGACGGATCAAGGGCGCGGCCGGCGGCCTGACCAACGCGTTAGGTGCGCTGGTGCCCGCGGTTGGCATCGCAGGCATCGCTGCACTGGGCAAGCGCGCGATTGATGCGGCCGACAACCTGAACGATCTCAGTCAACGCACAGGCGTTGCGGTGCCGATCCTGAGCAAGTTTGGCGCAGCTGCTCAGGATAGCGGCAGCAGCATTGACGAAGTGGCCAAGTCACTGGGCAGGTTGGCCAAGGGCATCGTTGACCCATCGTCGAAGGCGAACGAGGCACTGCGTTCGATTGGCATCAGCTCAACCGACGCAACAGGCAAAGTGCGAAGCATGGACGCGATCATGCTCGACGTTGCAGACAAGTTCTCAAAGATGCCTGATGGCGCGCAAAAGACTGCGCTGGCCATGGAACTATTCGGCAGATCAGGGGCCAACCTGATTCCCATGCTCAACCAAGGCCGCGGCGCTCTCGGGCAATACGCATCAACGATCGACACGGAGATGGCGCAAGCGGCTGATAAGTTCAATGATGCATTGAACGGCATCGCCCGATCAGTGGCCGGCCCATTCAATCAAGCGATCACCGCCCTGCTGCCATTCATCACGCAACTGGCTCAAGGCATCGCGGGTCTTGCGCAATGGTTCAGCGGACTGCCGGCTCCGATTCAGGGGATCATTTTGGCGGTTGGCGCGCTGACTGCAGCGTTCGTGTTGTTGGCACCCGCCATCAGCGCGATCATCTCGATCGGTGGTGCGCTGGCCGGCGTGTTTGCAGGTGGAACAATTTTTGCCACGATTGCGGGCTACCTTGGCGCGGTCATTCCCACAATCACCGCCATCGGCAGCGCGCTTAGCGGACTGCTGCCAATTCTTGCGGCTGTGTTCACCGGCCCTGTCGGCTGGATTGCGCTGCTGGTGGCAGCAGGCGTGGCGATCTATGCCTTCCGCGATCAGATTGCCGCGGTGTTTCAAGGTATTGGCTACGTGTTGCAGGCTGCGGCGCAGGGCTTCAAGTCGGTCTTCATCGACCCGATCACCCGCAACCTAAGCGCCATGGCCCAGGGCATCGGCCAGCTGTTTCAAACGCTTGGCGGGTTCCTGTCTAAGCCATTCCAAGCGGCGGCTAATGCCATCCGCGGAATCGTCAACGGCGTCATTGGCGGCGTTCAGAACGCGATCAATGGTGCCATCGGCGGCATCAACCAACTCATCGCTGCAGCCAACCGCGCACTGGCTGTGTTGCAGCTGCCACAGATTCCATTCTTCCCCGGCGTGAGCCTGCCGCGGTTCGCTGATGGTGGCGTGGTGAACGGCCCGACCATGGCGCTCGTGGGCGAAGGCGGAGAGCCTGAGTACATCGTGCCGCAATCCAAGGCTGGTGGCTTTGCCGCCAATTGGATGCCTAGCTCAGCTCGGGTCAGCATCCAGACTGGCCCGGTCACACAGATGAATGGCACCAACTACGTCACTACGCAGGACATGAGCCGCGCCGTGCAGGCCGGCGTGAATCAGACGCTTGCCATGCTGCGCAACGACATGGGCACACGTCGAGCAGTGGGGCTGGCCTGATGGGCTACTACGACATCATGTGCTTCCTTGAATACTACGCCGATCGGGCCAACGTGATGTCTGGCGGCCTGCGCGCACCGACGCGACAATGGCAAAACTTCTATCAGGTCGCGCAGCCGTTGACGATCGACACCGACGTGGCGGGTACCTACAGCTATCTGGCGTTTGATGTGAGCGGGTTCGGCTCAACCGATGCCGGATCAGTCAACGACCTGTCGATCGTGCTGGCAGCGGTGTGTGATGTGGTCGATCTGACTGATGCGGCCATCAACGGCGACACGCTTGTGATCGCATCGCTGGTCATCCAAGACCCAGGCGAGGATTCTTTCGATGCCACAAGTGCGCAGATCGTTAGCAGGTACATCGGCAGCATTCAATCAGCAAGCCTGAATGACACGACAGTTTCGTGGACGGTCAACCCTGCGATCGACAAACTTAAAGCGCAGATCCCAAGCCGTAAGGTTTCATCCGATCTGATCGGTAGGACGTTGCCATCATGAACGATCGAATCATTGGTCAAGGTTTGACGATCCGTCTTTGCGATGGATCTACTGTTGAAGGGATTTGTTTGACGGTTGAAGGTGGTCAACGTGTTTTTAGATCTAGCAATGGAGACAAGCTCAAAGATGTTGAGCGTGTGGTTGACGGCACCTTGAGTGTCACGCCTGGTCTCTACGCCATGATTTGCGTCAAGTGCCCGCTGGAGGAGCCATGAGCGAAAATATTATTAGGCACATCCAATGGAATGAACCGGGCTATTTTAAGGCATTAGCTGATCATGAAGCGCAGATTTCTAAATGGCAGGATGAACAGGTCTGGGGCCAGATCAGACGCAATTTAGCAGAGACGCAAAAACAAAGAGAGGCATTGTTAGCCCCTGCGCCAGCACCGCCGGTTGCGCCGTTGCCACCACCACCGGCACCAATGCCGGCGACTTTGGCCCCCGAAGGAATCACAACATTTCAATCACCGCCGCAGACAAAAGCACCTCCGGCTCGCGCTGGCTACAAATTGGATGAATCGTTGTTGACAAGCAAGAAGCCATCAGCTGATCTTGACAAGCAGCAACGGATTGCGACATCGGGTGAAACCGTCCCAATAGTTTTCGGCAAACGAGCAAGTGGCATCGGTGGCGTTTGGTTGCAGCCTTCAATGGTCAAGACCGGAACAAAAGAGTTCCGAGGCACTTTCCTTTATGCAATAAGTCAAGGCGAGATTGTTTCTACTCCTGTCAAGTCGACATCATGGATCGGCAATCGCCAGATTGCATATCTTTCAGATTCAACCGTCACGATGACGCATTCCTATGCGACGGCAGCCAGCTTGGAATCTGCGCCTGATGTCTGCCCTATTGGAACTGATCGCATCTTTTGCGGCATTGAAACTTTGACCTATCTAAGCCGTGATGGCAAGGCTGAAGTTGGCGCGCAATTTGTCGAACTGTATCCGGCCAAAGCCTATTGGGGATTTGGCGACATCATACTGGCCACCGGCGATGTCACAAATACAGTCATTACGGTTGGTGGCATTGGCTATCAAAAGGTCTACAGATCAGACACAGGTGCAGACGTCACATCTTTATGGGAGGCAACATACGGAACGTCCAGCTTCGCTCCTAACAGCACCGGATCGTCGCCACCTGGCCGCGCGGCAGGGGACATTAATTCATTCTTTGATCCGATTGATCTTATCTACGACTTCCCTGGTTCTATTGGTCTTGACATGCCGACTGGTTCGTATTTGATTTACATCGGAGAAGTGGTTAGTGTCAATGAACAATCAGACCCGTTGCTGCCAGCAAGCACGGGCGAGCTTTATGGAATGCAATTTGAATATCTTTGGTCACCATACGCTGATCCATCTGACACGCCAACTGCTGATAACTCAGCTTATGCAGACATCACATTTTTGAACGTGACCGGCCAGATCCTAGAACGCGAATCAGCTTTGAGCCCCTTTGCGTTGACGCCGAAACAGCTTTCAATTTTCTACGAGCAAGGCGTCAAAGTTGACCTTTATAGCGGTGGTCTAGTAGGCGGTGTCTATCCAACAGGGGCGAGCAATCAGCTGATTGATCTTGTCATGTATCTGTTCACCATCTACAAGCGCGCCGCTGGCGCTGCAACTGCTGCGATCGCTGCGCCGATCTACACTGGCAACATGACGGACATCGCTGCATTCTGCGATGAATACAGCTTGCACTACAACGGCATCCTGGATGAATCGGTCAATCTGGTCGAGTTCGCGTCGGCCATTGCCCCGTTCTTTCTGCTGTCATTCCTGTCCGTTGGTGGTCAGTATCGTTTTCAGCCGATCCTGCCATTGAACAACAGCGATCAGATCGATGTGACAGCTCTGACGCCTGCAGAGACGTTTGATGAATCGAACATCCTGCCGGGCAGTTTCGGCAAGGCATACAAGCCCGTCGCGGATCGGCAGGACTTCATCGCCGTCATGCTATGGCGCGAAAGCGATCCAAGCCAGGTCGGCATCCAACGCACTGTCCAAGTCGCATACGCAACCACATCGCGCGATGCACCAGTGCAGCAGTTTGATCTGACTAATTTTTGCTGCGA